ACGCCCCACGCGCTCTACGTCAAGGCGCTGGACGGGGAGTACATCACCATTCTGCCCGACGCCGAAGGGCCCGCTAGGGTCATCTACGATCACCTGCCGCCGGAGCAGGTCACTATTGGCGGTAGTGAGGTTGCTGTCGCCGTTGCCGGGCCCGTGAAGGAGATCATCGGCCTGCCCGACCCTCAGCCCGACATTGTCTTCGTCGTCGCCAAGGCGGTCGCGGACGCGGCCCCGCGGCACCGCGGCGATCTGATGAGCCCCGGGCGGCTCATCAGGGACGCCGATGGCAAGGTGATCGGCTGCGACGGGCTCACCCGTCGCGCCTGAATCGAACACCCAAAACGAGGCCGCGGCGGGACGAAACTCTGATACGCCCGCCCAGCCCCGGGAGGAGGACTCCCGTCCGTTCGTCGCGGGCCCGGGGCGCGATTGTCGTGTCATTCCGCGCGGCAACCCACGAAGAGAGGAAAACATTGAGCACGAATGAAACGCTCGTAGAGGACATCAACAACTTCATCCACAACACTATCAAGTTCGGCCGGAAGGAAATCGTCACCTTCGGGGACTGGCTTTACCGCCTGCCCGATACGGACTTCAAGATGGCGGGCGACCTCCTGTTCCGCACGGCCCGCACGGGGCGTCGGACCGGGGATTGGGACCCGCTCCCAGGGCTCGGATATTGGTGCCGTGAGTTCCAAGCCGAGTACAAGGCCGTACAGGACCAGCGCCGCCGTCGGCCCCGGCAGCGGGAGGAAGCACCGGTAGATAACCCGGCTCTTTACGAGGCTGTAGACGATTTCGCCAAGAACCAGACCGTTACGGGCGACGACGCCGTGCGTCAGTACGCCGACTGGCTGGCCAGCCTCACCGACGCTGATTTCAAGGTGGTGGGCAACATCATCTTCCACACGTCCAAGGCGGCCAAAAAGACGGGGGATTGGGGCAGCCTGCCCCACCTGAGATATTGTGATTGGACGTTTAGGAAGACCTATCGCTTCATCCAGTTGCGCCGCCCGCGCCGCTGAACAGATCACATACCAACCCACACATACACACAGGAAGGAAGCAACAATGACAGCCAAGACCGGATACGAGGCGTGGCGGGAGCGCAATCTCTCGCTCCCGTTCCCCGATGAGTTCCATATCATGCGCGACGGAAGCCTGAGGGTGGTCTGGCACAACATTGAGCACGGATGGTACTCGCTGTACGCCTCATTCACGTGGGACGCCGACGGGAATCCCGTGAACGGCCAGATGGACGAAGAGGCCATCGGGCAGCCGGATTACTACAGTCGGAACCAGACCCTTCTCAACGAGAACGCACTCACCAACGTACTCGCGGACTACGCCTGAAAGAAGAAAAAGAGAGCATGAACAACAGCACCACTGTCGATCCGTCCCGTTGGGACGAAGTCGCGTCGCTCCTGGGCGGCGGGATTCTGCGCCCCTACGAGGAGCTCAAGAGGATGCCCTACTACGCCCCGCCCGGGTTCTACGCGGCCGAGGACGTCCTGGCGTTCCAGCCGGGCTGGGACGGAGTGGACGGGGAGGATGCGGTCCACTGGTACGGGCCCCACTGGCCCACGGTTGCCGGGATCCGGGAGAAGATCGCCTCACTGCTCGTCTCGTCCTGGCTGGTCCAGGACCGGGACGACGCGGGACAGTTCTTCCTCGGCGATGAGCCGGGCTCTGTCGAAACGCCCCACGGCGTGATCCCCGCGCACGTCCTGTTCGCCCCGAGCAAGAGCAACGACGCGCCGTGGGAGAACCTCGCTGCCGTCCTGGACGATGTCGACCACTCTCCTGCCAACTGCGGGTTCACCTCCTGGCGGCTGCGCACCGCCCTTCACCCGCGCGTGAGGATCAAGTTCCACATTAACCCCGACTGGGGCCTTGTCGCCGAGTTCCACATCCAGGGGAACGACTACGACATCCCCCTGTTCCTGTGGGACAAGGACGGGACGCCCCGCGGCGGTGAGGTCCAGGAGTACGAGCCCGGCGGCGCCGTGGGTGTCTACGACACCTACCCGCTGCCGACCGAAGCGGACCTTGAGGCTTTCCTGGCCTGCGCCACCGCTACCGCCGCCTACTGAAAACCGAACCGACGCGGGACGAACCCCCAATACTCGCCGCTGAAGAGAGAGAACCATGAACGACTACACCGCGAACGCCGGGTACGCCACCTGGCACGCACGCAACTGGCGCGTCATCCCCTCCGGGACCCAGATGGGAGCGCTCCCGGCCTCGAACGGGGGACTTGAGGTCCTCTGGAAGATCAAGAACCCGGATGAGGGTCGGGACACTGACGTGTGCTTCATCTGGGACGCCGACGGAAACCCCGTCCGGGGCTCCTACCGGATCGTCGACTGGGTTACGGACGAAACGCTGAACAGCGGGGCCATCTGGGACGAGGACGCCCTGGTCCGCATCTTCACCCTCGCCGCCCACGCCGCCTAAGAGCGGCCGCTCCCGTCGCACGGTCGCATCGCGGGTTCGAGCCCCGCCGGGAGCACGCAATCGCAACCTACCGAGAAGAGGAGAACGATGGACGAGACCGGCACCGACGCCCTCATCGAGCGGATCGTCGAGGCGCTGAACACGGACACGGGCCCGGAGTGGAATCCCGCCCCGTCGTGGGCTGACTACGTCCTCACGTGGGAGGGGCTGCGCCGCCTGGCGAACGATCTCATGGGCAGGGAGCCCTACGACGGGAGGGACCCGCTGGCCGACGCGGACAGGAACACCACTCTGGCCAAGGCCCTGAAGGCCGAGGGCTACATCGTCCTGTCCCCGGACCGGACCGACGCGATCCGCAGGGGAGAGGCCCGCTACGGACCCCTGTGCCCCCGGCATGAGGCTCAGTTCAAGTACCAGGCCCAGCGGGTCGGCACCGTGCCCGGCCGGGACGGGTGCACCATCTGCGGGTACCGGTCCCTGGGCGGCATGGAGGACGTGGATATCTATGTGTGGTGACCTGATCGAACGGCTCACCGTGGAGGCCTGTGAGATCGCGGCGCCCATCATCCACAGCCAGTGGCGCGGGGAGAACCATGACCTGCCCGCGCATTGGATGCACTTCGTGGTGCAGCCGGGGAAGATCTTCCGTGCCGTCGGGGATAACCCGTCGCACCCGAGGATGTGGGAGATCGTCAGGTACATCCTGGGGCGGGAGGGCTATGTCGTGCTGGACGCGCCGACAGCCCCCGGACGGTACGGCCCCATGTGCTCCGACTGCTGGCGGGACAAGTCCCGGTACCCGAGGTACGCAGGGCGGGCGACCAAGATGAGCGGGCCCGTTGATTGCGCGGTGTGCGGGGAGCCGACGCCGGGGCTGTTCTGCGCGTACGGGTGCGATGAGGGCGTTGATATCTTCGAGTGGTGATCCCGCTCGAAAACAGCCGGGAGCGGGACTGGGAACGGCGTCGCGTTTATGGGTCGGTACGGGCCGTACTGCGGACGTGAATCCCCGGGGGTTCGACTCCCCCGTCCGGCACGGGTTCCGGAACAGGAACCGATCGAAGAGAAGAGAGGAAGCATGAGGACGATTCAGCAGATCATCGCTGACATCACTAGGGACGCCCCATCGGCACGGGTCATGGGCGGGGAGCGCTCGTACGCCCGCATCGAGATCCCCGGGTCCGGGGGAGCGCACGTGACCCTGTACCTGGGCGGCCCCGACGAGAACGGCACCGCTGCGACGTACCACGACGCCGACGACAAGGGCCGCAAGGTCGCCTTCCAGCGCGGCAGCGTGCGGGAGGAAGAGGTGATCGCCGCCCTGGCCAACTTCCTGGTCCTGCACGAGACGATCCGGGACCGCAGGGAGAAGATGAAGAAGGAGGGGGCATGATCTACAAGGCGCTGGAGCGGCAGAACTGCCCCGCCCTGCGGGCGGGCGTCGACGCGAACGGGGGAGAAGAAGTCGTCTGGGAGTGCCCCTGGGGCGGAGACCACGTGCTGGGGCGCGTCGAGGACGGCTACCTCAAGACCGCCGACGGGCAGTGGCAGATCCCACTGGACCGGCACGACGTTCTGGCGCGCCACCTTGAGGGCGACGCCCTGAGCAGCCTCGTCGAGCACCTTCCCGGACACGGCGTGCCGATCGAACTCGACGAGGACGGGAGCCTCGTCCTGTGGGGCCCGTCGCACGCCCCCATGGCCATCGCCGGACCCCAGTGGACCTGTTCCGGAGACCTGACCGCCCACCTGCGACGGCTGCTTCCAGGGTTCTGGAGGCGCTCCCTGTGGGCCGACATCAGCATGGACCTGAGGATGCTCCTCCCCCAGGAGGACCTCGACGGGGTTCGCTACGAGGAGGGGGAGAGGCGGACGATCATCTACCTCCTGGGGGAGCGGGAGTCCTTCAATGTCACCTTGCGGGACAACTACTATGGGTACACGCTGGAGGTCCTCATCTTCGAGTCGGGCGCGCAGGACCAGTACCGGATCAATCACGGAACTGATGACGCCCGTCGGGCCCAGCAGGCCATTGTCGACCGGCTGAAGTGGCGGATCGACGGAAGATTCAACATGCCCGCGTCCTGAGCGGGTGGGAAGAGAGGAGAAAAAGATCATGACAGAGATCGAGGAAATCACCTGGGAGACCTTCGACGAGCGCACGAGGATCTGGATGCAGGTCCTGGCGAACATCCCGACGGAGGCGGTCGTGCGCATGCTGCGCCTGGACCTGAACACCGGGTTCGCCACCCTGCACGGCGTCGGAGGGGACAAGGCTCTGGGCGTCATCACCCCCGACGAGGGGTGCGAGTACTTCACTCCGCTTCGGGGCTGGATCCGGAACTCCCCCACTGCACCCATCCCCTACGAGGCGGAGTATGCCCGAAACATCGCCCTGGCCGTGTACCACTCGGCCCTGAACGTCCTCGTCGGGGACCTGCCGCTGGTCTGGGACGATGTCGATGGCCTGTGCTGGATCACGGACAACCTGGACGAGGTCTTCGACGACGGCGGGAACACCACGGACCTGCGCGAGTACCGGAACGCGGTTCGCCGGTTCGCGGCGTGGTGCTGGGTCGGCGACTTCGCCACGGACATGGATAACGACATCCCGCTTCAGGTGACCAAGGAGAGCACGCCGAACATGATCCGGTACCTCACCGGCGGGCACGGGAGTGTCGAGATCGCCGTCGCACCCGACGACGAGGGCCTGATCGACGTCAACATCCTGGACCCTCAGGGCCGGGGGTTGAGTTTCCACCTGGCCTGGGGATCCGAGGCCGTGTCGGAGGCCTTCGCCAGGGCCGTCGCGTTCCTGAACAATGCGATTGAGAAGAGCAAGAGGAAGGAGAACAGTAGTGAGAACTGAGATGAGCGAGGAGATGGCCGACTTCTGGGCCGAGGTCAGACAGATCCTACCCGGACTCCTCAAGAAGAAGGGGTTCCTGACGGCCTTTCCGATGGAGAACCCCGACGAGTTGGAGATCTTCTCCATGTGGCGGGGCGGAAAGGAGGAGCACATCGGCACCCTGTGTTGCAGCGCGGAGGGGCTCTTCAACCTCTTCGTCGACACCCCCGGTACCGATACCGAGCGCGTCTTCAGGGACGTTAGCCCCACCGGGGTCGTCGTCATCATCGAGACGGAGGTCGCCGACCAGGTCAGGAAGTACCTGCCCGGCGCCGAGCGGGGAGCGTGGCCCGCCTGCTACCCGTTCACTTGGAACGGGGTCTTCGTCGCAACCTTCGAGGACGGTGACGACAAGGGGGCGAACCTCACCGAGTTCGTCGAGTACGCCCGGCGGGAGGCCGACAGGGCCCTGTTCCACGAGGCGATGTTGACCGTGGTCGGTCTCCTGATGCGCGAGGACGTCGCCTTCACGACGACGTCGCTTCCGCTCTACAGGCTGGGCTCCATCACCCTGGCGGACAGGACCGTCAGGCTCGACACCGACGACGGCTGCACCGCGGTCACCGTGGCCGACATGGACGGCGAGCACAAGGGGACTGTCAAGATCAGCATGGGGCCGAACGGGGTGTCGTACCCGTACCTCACCATGGAGAGCCTCATCCGCGAAGTCACGGGGAGGAACCGATGAGAGAGAACAGGAACACCGAGGCCGTGTGGTTGTACATCAAGGCGCTCCTGCCCCCGGGCCTTGATGGGGCGCTGGAACCCGGCGGAAGGGAGAACGGGATCATCCCCACGAACTACCACGGGCTCGACTTCGAGATCTTCGACGAGCCCTTCGGTCTGGTTGTTGAACAGGCCAGCGGCGACGAACGCAACTTCCGAGACGACGATTTTGAGGACTGGATCGTCGACAAGGTCCTGCGCGCGTGGTTGGAGGAGACCGACTTCTACCGGCACCTCGTCATCAGCGCCGGGAGGGTCTTCTGGTTCAACCCCAACGAGGATCCCGAACGGGCTACGCTCCTGGTCGATGTGAACCAGGAGGGGTGCTGGCGCTCGACGCAGGCCCGGCTCGACAGCGCCACCAGGCTCATCGCCTACGAGAAGGTGCGACAGTGGGTGAGCAGCACGATCAACTTCCTGGCGGTGCGAAGCCGGCGGTGCGTCGTCACGTCGATGGAGAAGCGCAGCGAGGAGTGCACTGAGTACAGGATCTGGGACAAGGAGTACTGTCACCCGATCAAGATCGTCACCGTCTACACCTTCGGGTGCATCGACGTCCGTCCCACCCCGGACGGTAAGCCCGACGCTTGGGAGTTCTGCCCCGGCGGCCGGCCCACGGGGCTGTCCAGCCAGAGCGAGGACGCCATCAAGGCCCTGCTCAGCCGCATCTTCAACGGGATCGAGAAGTGAAGAACGACGACGTCGTAGCCGCCCTCGGGGCCTACATGCTCCTGGCCATGCGCGAGGCCGGGGAGTGGTTCGTGAAGGTCGAGTACCGGCGCAACGCGATCGTGTACCTTTACGCCGCCTCCAGCGAGGTGAGCATCTTCGCCGACGGCGATGTCGTCACCATCAAGAGCAACGACCCCCGCACGCCGGAGGAACTGGGCGGCCTGCGCCCCGACGACATCGAGTTCGATGTTCGCCCCGACGACCTGGGACGAGTGAGCCCCGGTGATTTGGAGGCCTTGAGAATGACCGCCAAGCGGGTGCGGTACCGCCGCAACCCGTGAGGAAAGAGAAAGAGAGGAACACATGACCGACATGCAAGAGGCCTGGAGCAGGATGCAGTACTCCCTGCCCCCGGCCCTGACTACCCAGGAGTCCCTGTGGCTCCGCCCCAACGGGATCGTCCACCTCGACGACTACGCCCGGTACCAGGTGCTCGACACTGGGGACGGCTACCGGGTCGAGGACATCGGAGGCCGAGGGTTCGGCCTGCCGCTGACGGAGGAGTACCAGGAGGCGATCGCCGAGCACATCATCGCCGACGCCCTCAACCTCCTCAAGGAGCAGTCCGGACTCAACCCCGAGCAGGCCGACAAGTGCCTGGCCCGCGGGCCCCTGGACGGGGACCACCTGCTGTGCTGGTTCGGCCCCGGCCCGGACGCCTCCTGGGGGCGGGTGCTCACCGACCTCGACGAGGCCCTGACCCTCGACCAGGCCAGTAAGGAGGTGCGGCGGGGGCTGTCGGCGCTCGCCGTCGAGCACGCCTTCGCCAACCTGCGCGTGATGTTCCGGAACTGGGTGGGGGCGAGGACGCAGGACGACCTGTGGCTCAGCAGCATGGACCTGCACAGCCGGTCCGAGGCCACCCTCGAACTCATCGAGGACGGCACCGGTCTCACGAGGTTCTTGGTTTACCTGACCGCCAACTCCGACGGCAGCGCGAGGGCCCGGTTCGTCGACGGCGGGGAGACGAACTACATGCACTTCCGCGTCGGGACCGACGACGGCGGCCTGGGTGAGGGCTACGACGACCTCGTCAAGGCCGTCCGCGCCGCCCTGGAACGGCTCTGAGCGGACGTGGGAAGAAAGGAGATCTGATATGCCCAACCACACTCCACCGAGGCGCTGGGACTATAAGGGGCAGGCGCAGAAGTGGCTCTCAGACTTCGTCACGGACGTCGCCGACTACCGGTCGTGTACGATCGGCGACCTGGATGACCTGTACGACGAGCTCATCACCAAGGTCCGACGGGGCTGGAAGACGGAGCTCGTCCTCAAGAAGCCCTTCCGCCGCGACCCCGACGCTCTGCTCGCCTTCGTCGAGGAGTTTCGGGCGAAGAGGGAGGGGAACTGATGGCGCGCATCCTCAACCTGACGGGGCGGCCGCTGCGGATCATCGACCCCGACGACCGGGAGACCACCATCATGGTGCTCCCTGTCGACGGCAACTCCCCCTCGGTTCGGCACCGGGATGAGGGGATGACCTCAGTGGACTCCACCATTCCCGGCTGGCGGGGCGTCACGCGCATCCCCGTGTCGTGCAAGGGGAGGGCCACGCACGCCTTCCTCCCGCCCTACCGGGACGACACGTTCCTGGTCGTGTCGCGCATGGTGCAGCAGACCACGGAGGACCTGTTCCCCGAGCGCGACGACATCCTCACCCCCGGCCGCAACGTCAGGCGGAATGGGGTTCACCACGGCTGCCTGGGGCTGACCGCCTCGGGCGCCACGGCCCGTAGGCTGCTCAGGAAGTAACCTGCGGGAGCCCCCGCCGTAATGAAGTTACAACGCTTTATTGCGGAGGAATAAAGGGAGGTTCGAGTCCTCCCCGGGGGCCGGTGGTACGCAGAAGGCGGACCGGAACAAGAAGAGAGAAGGAGAGATCACCATGAAGACGAAGACGACGGATGACTGGGACGAACTGGCGGAGGCGCTGTCGAAGGCCCTGCCCTGCGGCGTCGAGGTCGACTTCCCCGGCAAGGAGGACGACGAGGACACCGACCTGAGGCTCATCGTCGACGGGGGCGGCAACGCCCGTCTCGTCATCGACCTGGGCGACGAGGACCGGGCCCGCAGCGTGGAGACGTTCTACCTGGAGTGGGGCGTACACGATGGCGAGGAGGGGTTCGAGGAGGAGGAGGCCGACTTCACTTGGCAGAGCGCGGACTGGACCCGCTCCGGGGCGGGCTGGACGAACGAGGGCGACGAGGCCCTGAAGTGGATGATGGGCGACTTCGCCGGGGATGTGGTGGGCACCGTGCTCGACATGGTCCACGGCCTCGCCGGAGGGGAGCGCGACGAGGGCCAGATCCTCTACAACGAGGAGGGGCATGTCGAGGTCGACGACGACCTGAGGATGGTGCTCGCCGACGCCTACGACAAGGGCGCTATGGACCTGCGTTCGTTCATCCGCGAGGAGATCCTGAGCGGCATCGACCTCCAGCCCAGGAGGTTCGCCGATGTGCGACAGGATCCTAACTCTGACTGGATCTTCGTCAACGAGCGCAGCGGCCGGGCGCTGAGCCTCGACGTCGACCTGCGCTACCCCGCCGACGGCGGTTCGCGGTGCATGATCACCCGCCTGTCCTCCAAGAACAGCGACACGGTTTTCGTCAAGCGGGCGGCGGAGGCGATGATGAGTCACGATGACTTCGAAGATGTGGAGGCCGCGGTGGACTGGCTGATCGACGAGGACGCCGAGAAGGAGGAGGAGGAGTGACCCCGAGGACGAACCTGGACAGTCTGGCCCGGGTGCTGGCCAAGCACACGGGGCGGGCCCTGGACGACATCGAGCACCTGGTGCACGCCCGCGGGGTCCGCACCCGGGACGGGGCGTACATGCTGGCCCTGTTCGGCAACCCGGTTCAGGGCCTTGTCGTCAAGCACCGGCAGATCCGCATCACCAGGCGGGTGTCGAGGTGCTCGCAGAGGGCGGCCCGGGAGTTGTTGGTCGAGGCCGATGAGAGGCTGCGCGAGTACGATCGTTCGGTGCGGATCAGCTGCGAGCGGGGCCTGGGGGTCGCGGCACTGAACGAGAACGAGATAGTACTCGCCGACGGCAGGGTGTACCGGTATGATGAGACCCGGAAGGCCTTCCTCCTGGTGGAACCGGGAGGAGACGAGGAAGAGAGGAACAACGATGGCGGTTGACATCGAGAACCTGGTGGCGAGGGTCACCAACATGCACCTGGACGGACTGCCCGATTACCACTTCGGGCACCCGAACGCGGGCGAGGGGGATTTCGACTACTGGCAGGCCGTCGACGACCTCGCCCACCACCCCCGCTTCAACGACATCGTCGAGGACCTCCCCTTCGAGGTCCGTGTCGACTGCGAAGAGGCCCTGCTGTGAGCCGCGCAGAGGAGAGGATCAAGCCGTACCTGCCCCGGGCACTGCGCAGGGCTGTCTATTTCAGCGACGGTCAGATCACCTGCGACTGGGACGACAGGACTGCCATCCGCTACGAGGACGACGGTTCCTACATCGACATCGGGATCTGCGGGAACGAGCAGCGTCTCGCCGATGTCGACGCCGCCAAGTACATCACCGAGTGGGCCTTCACCGACGACATCCTGCCTTACCTGGCCGGTGCGCTCGGCGGCATCTACAGGTTCAACACCCGCAAGGGGACGGCGCGCCTCAAGGGCTCCGGCCTGGGGCCCTTCCTGGACCTGCGGGCGCACGACTACTACAACGACGCCGTGGAGGCCGGGGTCAAGACCCTGGCGGACCAGACGGTGCGCCTGGCCGTCGCTGACGCGACGACGCGGCTGGGGCCGCACATCATCGAACGCGTGGGCGACGGCAGCACGATCATCACGACGACGCAGGGGACTGTGTGCCTGCCCGGCAGGAGCACGAACCGGAGAGGGGACGGCTCCGTGCAGGCCGTCGTCGACACCGCCCGATGGAGCGGCTCCGTTCGCCTCGAACCCGGGGGCGTCCTGCCTGCCTACGTCATCTGGGACCTGAGCAACCACAACAACTGAAAGGAATCAACATGCTCAACACGAAGATCCTGCGCAACGACCAGGAGGTCACCGTCGCCAAGCTGCGCGGCGTCGTCAAGACCATCACCCGGACCTCGGAGATCGAAGGACTGGAGTGGTCGGTCTTCGCCGACCGCATCGTCGCCCAGCGCGACGCCATGGACTCCCTCGGAGGGAACCAGGAGGCCATCAGCATCATCGACGACGCCCCCGACGGCCAGAACTGGTCCGTCGTCTACAGCCCGAAGGGGGCGCGAAGGTGAGCGAGAAGAACTTCGAGTACTTCAACGAGCCCGGACGTCCCTTCAGCGAGGATCGCATCGAACTGTGGTGCGGGAACCTGAAGAGCGCCAAGCGAGTGCACTGGGAGTACCTGGACGACATGCTCAACCGACTGGTCGACATGGCCAACGCCTGGGACGGTCAGGCCGAACGCGACAAGTGGATGTCGTGGATCCACTCCGTGGTTCTGGCGGCCACGGCCCAGCGCGCCCTGATCCACCGGCCGGAGGGCTTCTCCCGCCTCGACGACGCCCCCGACGGAACCCAGTGGATGCTGCGAGTCAATCCCTACGAGGCGCAGGCCGGAACCGACGTGGCGAAGAAGGAGGACGACGATGAGCGCTGAGGACAAGAGAACGAACGAACTGGCCCTGGCCATGCTGGGTCTGCGCGTGGCCATGATCCGCAAGGGCTACCGGCCCCTGCCCGCCGACGAGAGCAAGGGGGCCGAGGGCCTGTGCATGATCGTGTGGATCATGGGCGGCCAGGAGTGGACGGCCGCCATCACCGCCTGGGACGTGCTCACACTGATGCGGCGCACCGGCCGGGCGGGAGAGCTGATCGAGATCAACCTCGACACCGCCCGCCTGGACAAGCCGGACCTGATCGTTGATCGGATCCTGCCTTCGCTCCTGGGCATCGACATCCCCGTCAAGTAGCAATAGGAAGGAAGAGGGATGCACAACTACATCGAGGAGCGGCTCAAGGCACTCCTGCCTGACGACTTCCCGCCCGTGCGGGTGTCGGCCTGCGCTACGGAGGACGACAAGTGGGACGACGAGGGCGGCGCGGACGTGTGTGTGCGCGTGGAGCACCCCTGGCTGTGGTACGTGCTGGGCAACATCCGCGGCCCGTACTACTACCTGCGCGACCACGGGGCGGTCGTCCTTGAGGTGGCCTTCTACGTGAGCGAGCCGAGCATGCTCACCGACGGTGACCACCTGGGCTACCAGCGCTACGAGAACGCCATCTACTACCGGGGCGACAGTATCGAGAGCATTCTTCAGGATGTGGCCGCCGACGTCGAGGACCTGGCCCGCAACACGCTCAAGAAGCTGGAACGGGAGAGGGATGACAATGAGGCTTCGTGACTACCAGGCGGNCCGCCGGGGGCACAGGTCTTTTGGCCCTCGCCTTAGGAGCGGGAAAGACTCTGGTAGCTCTCACCTGCGCCGAGCGGAGCCTGAAAGAAGAGGGGAAGGAGCCCGAGGACGCCCGCGTCCTCATCGTCGCCCCCCTGCACACCATCGACGGCTGGCGACGCCACGTCCGAGAAGTCTGGGGCCTGGAGCTGCGCGAGTGCGCCGCCACCGGCAAGGACCGCAAGGCGAACCTCGAAGCCCTGTGGGACAGGAACGAGAAGGGGGTCTTCTTCATCGGCTGGTCCCTCATGACCGCCCGCAACAAGCACAAGAAGAAGGACAAGCGGGGACGGATGGTTTCCGCGCCCGACACGCACGCCTTCGGCGGCACCCTCTTCGACATCCTCATCGCCGACGAGGTCCACCGGGCCTGCAACCACAAGTCGCTCAACTCCGGGGTTCTGTGCCGGATCCGGGCCAAGCGGCGACTGGCCCTGTCGGCCACACCGGCCGGAAATATCCCGGCCAACATCTTCGGGGCCCTAAAGTTCCTGTGGCCCGTGCGCTACACCTCATTCACCCGCTTCGCCGACTTCTTCTTCAAGTCGCAGTTCAACCCGTTCTCCGACACCGGGTACGGGAAGCTCTACGGCGAGGAGAAGCAGCCCGGACGAGTACGGGCCACGACCCCGTGCTGGGTGTCGGTGACCAGACAGCAGGCCCTCCCGGAATTGGCTGATGTCGACATCCGCCGGGTCGCCGCAACCATGACCCGGGACCAGAAGCGCATCTACAAGCAGTGGCGGGACAAGGCGATCGCCTGGCTCGACGACCACCCCGTGGCCGTCAACCTCCCCGTCGTCCTCGACACCCGCCTTCAGCAGGCCACCCTCGCCCAACCGGTTGTCATGGACTACACCACCCAAACCGGCGGGGTACGAGAAGTCGTCACCTTCGACAAGGACGCCCGGAGCGGCAAGATCGACGCCCTGCTCGACATCCTCCAAGACCTGAATGGGGAGAGGGTCATCATCTTCACCCACTCCCGCAAGTTCCTGGTGCCGTTGCGGTGGCGCCTGGAGAAGGCGGGCTACCGGGTGGAGCAGGTGAGCGGGGACGACCACGAGGGCTGGCGAAAGTTCCGCGACGACCACGGGGTGCAGATCCTCCTGGCCGTCGTGTCCGCCATCGCTGAGGGCGTCGACGGGCTCCAGACGGACTGCCACACGGAGATCTGGCTGTCGAGGGACTCCTCCCTGGTCATCAACGAGCAGGCCCAGGGGCGGCTGCACCGCTCGGGGCAGAAGCGGGGTGTCGTGCGCTACCTGGTGCAGTGCCCCGGAACCATCGACGACACCGTCGTCGGAAGACTTGCCGAAAGGCACCGCGCCCTGACGGAATCAGGGCTCATCTGAAACCAGAAGGAAAGGAAGGAGAGACGTGGACGACACCGAACTGTCCGAACTGATCGAACGGAGGGCCGGGCTCATCGAGTCCCGCTCCGCCGTCAACAGGCAGCTGATCGGTCTCAACCAGGCGATCGCCACCGAGATGACCCGCAGGGGCCTCGACCGCTACGACGGCGCCGTGCTCACCCGTCGGTCGCACTTCCGCCCCTTCGTCGCCGCCGCCCTGCTCGACGAGAGGCTCGTGTCGACGGACGAACGGATGGGCGTGTATAAGGAGGTCATCGACCCCGGGGCCCTCAAGGAGCGGTTCCCCGACATCTACGCCCAGGCCTGCGAGCCCGGCGAACCCTACCTCGTGCAGCGGGTTCGGAGCGACGGCGAAGACGAGGACCTGTGATGTGGGGTTCTGAGGCCGCGGACCGGGCCCTGGAGATCGTCGGGGCCCCGACGGACCGGGACCGGCAGCGCCACGTGGGCCCCTCGGAGCTCGGCGAGGTGTGCGAGCGCTGCCTGGCCGACAAGATCCGCGGCACCTACGAGGACAAGAGGGCGGGCACCCCGCTCGCCCCCCTGCTGGGCACTGCCTTCCACCTGCTCGCCCAGCAGCGCTTGTCGAACTCCCCGGAGGGGCGGGCGGGGCTGGTCCTCGTGGAGAAGCGGGTCGACGTCGCCCAGGTTGACGGCTACGGGCCGATCAGGGGCACTGTCGACCTGTTCGACATCGAGCGCAGGGAGGTCATCGACTGGAAGGTCTTGTCGAAGGCCCGCATGGCGGGGGTCTCCGCCGTGGTGCACAACCGCCTGGACGGGTCGGTCCTGATGGACCGTGACAAGATCATCTGGGAGACGGCGTGGAAGTACTACACGCAGATGATGCTCTACGGCTACGCCCTGGAGCGCGACGGCTACGAGGTGGAGCGGGCGAGCCTGCTCATGATCCCGCGCGATGCGTCCACGGACGTTCTGCCGGGCGCGGCCCGAACGCTGGTGTTCCAATACCGTCGGGCCGTCGCCGAGGCCGTTCTGGGCCGTTTCAGCGAGCTCGTGACTAGGGTTCGCGGCGAGAAGAAGAACGAAGGGGGAGTGTCGAGCGGGGCGTACGAGTCCTCGCCCGGCTGCTACCGCTGCAAGCGACTGAAGAAGGAGGAGGCCGACATGGCCGCATGGGGAGGTATGCCGTGATCGTCAGTATCGGCATGATCGAAGAGGCGCTGAGGAAGGCGGGGTGGGTGCAGGACAGGCCCCGCAACAACCTGGGCCGCTACAGGGCTGTCTACACCAAGGACGGGCGCCAGTTGGCGCTGGTCGCCGGGCACAACGGGGCTGTCGCCATCTTCGAGTGGATCGAGTCGATGGGCTGGACGCGGGCCTACGTGGGCTACCACGACGAGGTCCTCAAGTGGGTCGAGCGGGAGGCGCGATGAAGGGTTCGGCGATTCGCACCAGGGGCATTGAGCGCGCCCTGGAGAGGATGGGGCGGCTGCCCGGCCTGATCGTCAGCGATGGCGAGGAGGAGCGGCTCCTGTGTGGAGACAGCACCACGATGTGGACCATCACCAACGAGCTCAACGTCGACACCGAGCCTCTCGTCCTGACGCTGACCCGCCCGGCCGGTACGAGGGGGCGTGACCGCATCGAGTGCACGCTGTCCAGCCGGGGCGAGGTCGTCGACCTGCGCACCGGGGAGGACCTGGAGAGGCTCCTGGCCCTGTGGCGTCTGCGCGGCGTGGAGGGCGCGGAGCTCGTCGACACCCTCACCCTGCCGGGCTGGAAGCAGCTGGCGCTGTTCCCGCTCGATGAGGCTGGGGACAACGGCGGGGAGGCGGCGTGATGTCTACGACGGCATTCGATAAGATGCTCGCAGCAGCCGGTTTCACGGCGGAGGACCCGCAGGAGCTCAAGGATATCTCGGTACTCCTCTACGGAGGAGCAGGGAGCGGAAAGACGAGTTTTTCGGCCACCGCATCCAGGGTCCCCGAAATGTCCCCCGTCCTCTACCTCGACTTCGAGCGGGGCACGCTTCCTCTGAGGGAATGGGGCGAGCTGGACAAGATCACCATCATCCACCTGGACTCCTGGGCCGACACCCACCGGTTCATCTCCCAGGTCGTTCGGCCCGCGATGAACAGTAGGTCCTTCCCCTACCGCACCGTCGTCTTCGACACCATCGACAAGCTCCAGGAGCTCATCGTGGGCGAGTCCCGTACGGCCAATCCCGGCAACAACTACAAGCCGTGGACCGACGCCTACGACAACGTCATGACGCTGATCAACGCCTTCATGCGATGCGATGGCGTCAACCTCCTGGCCCTCACCCACGTCGCCCGGGTCACCAACTCGGTGACCGGGGAGACCGAGATCGGACCGGCCTTCCGGGGCCAGCAGTCCGACAAGCACATGCCCTCCAACTTCGACTTCGTCGCCTACATGAGGTCGGGCAGGTTGGAGAGCGGACAGTTCGCCGTCCGAGCGGACTTCGCCCTGCCGGGGGCCATCACCAAGCGCCGGGTCAAGGACTTCCCCGACTTCTTGGAGAACCCCACCATGGGCCGGGTCTGGATGCTCGCCCACAACACCGAAGCCACTACCAGCACCACCACAACCAATAAGGAGAACGCATGACCGCCAACGACCCCTTCGCCGCCTTCCCCGCTACCGCCGCCGGTACGTCCGGCGCGGACCTCACCGCCCTGGACGGCCTCGACCTGTCCCAGGTGGAGGTCGCGGAGGAGTTCTCGTTCCGCGCCCCCGAGCCCGGCTACCACAACGCCGTCGTCACCAAGACGGAGTGCCGGCTGTCGTCCAAGGGCCTGCCGATGGTCGTCCTCACGTACGCCATCGACGACGCCAACGACACCGACCACGGTGTCGTCGTGCCGGGGTACACGGTCCTCTACTTCAAGCGCACGGAGCAGGGGCGGACCACGCGGGTCCTCAACCCCGGTTTCCGGCGGATGCTGGAGGCTGTGGACCTGTGGCGCGAGGACCCGCGTGAGCGGGTGCCCATGCTCAACTCGGCTGGGCTGAAGACGACTGTCGACCGCCTGTTCGCGCTGATGCTGCGTCGCAAGTGCACGATCAAGACGTCTGTGGCCCCGCCGCGTCAGCGCGTGGACCGCGAGACCGGGCAGCCGATGTTCAACCCCGACGGCACCCCGCTGATGGGCAGCCCGCGGGGGCAGGTCGACGAGGTGGAGTTCGAGCCGGTCGACAGCTCGACCACTCCGTTCTGATCCCACGATGACCGGCCGGGGTCTTGCTGAGCGCAGGGCCCCGGCCGAGTCAACGAAGAAAAAGGAGAAGCCATGCTTTTGTTCTACTACGAGAAGAATGAGCTGCGGGCGTTCGTCGACGACGATGGCGCCTGGTTCGTCGCTGCGGACGTGGCCCGGGCGCTGGGGTACAGGGACTCGCCCAACATGCTGCGCAGGTTCGACGAGAACGAGATCCGCTGGTTCAAGGTGCCCGGGCGCCGGGGGGTGCACGACGCCAGGGCGGTGTCGGCCCGGGCGCTGATCGGCCTGGCGTTCAGGTCCCGGTCCGAGCGGTCCGAGGGCTTCTACCGTTGGCTGCTGGACGAGGTCCTGGATGTCGAGCTGCGCAAGGACGCCCGGGAGCGTGCGAGGACGGAGGGGTACTAACAAAGGCAGTACCCTTAGGGGCGAGGATGGGTCTGATACCCACATTGTGGGTACGAGGACGAGAAGGGTACGAAGATTGTCCGTACCCTTGGAGGGGCAGGCGAGTGTCCGGGGGCAACCGTTGTCATGACGCACACGGTTGGTACGCACAGTGTGCGTACAAGGATAGCCGGTGGCAGCGACTCCAGCGCCAGTCCTGGGCAGTTGTGTGTACGACACACACACAACTGGATCCGACGGCAAGGGCCGCGAGAGGGTATCCACATTGTGGAGAGGAGGGCTGGATCACGTTCATCGACCGGCGCACGTTCACCATGTGGCTGGCTACTGTCGACCCACGTCTTGCGGGCCCCGCGGTAGTAGGGTAGCGTAGCCGCTATCGGGGTCGACCGAGAGGCCCCGGCCAACCACCAAGAAAGAGAGGAAACTGTGACCGACGCAACACTGATCCCGTTTCAGTACAAGGAGGCTCCCGTTCGAACCGTATGGATCGACGGCAAGCCCTGGTTCGTGCTCGTTGACCTGTGCAGCGTGCTCCACCTGAGCAACCCGGGCCAGGTGGTGTCGCGGCTTGGAGATGGGGTCACTTCGAGTTACCCCATCGCTGACAGCCTTGGTCGTATCCAGGACACCACGATCGTCAACGAGTCCGGCATGTACCGTGTCGTACTTCGAAGCGACAAGCCAGAGGCTCTCGCCTTTCAGGCCTGGATCACCGATGAGGTGCTGCCCTCGATCAGGGAGAAGGGCTCCTACAGCCTGCCCGGAGCGACGCCAGCCGCAACAACCAGCTTCGAGACCCAGGCCCGCGTCCTCGACATCCTGAAGAACGTCATCGCCAAGGACTACCTGGAGGCCAAGGCCAAGATCGTCCTCGCCCGCACCATGGGCGACACGCCCGAGATCGAGGCGAGCGCCCGCCCCCTCTACGTCCAGGACTACCTGCGCGAGAAGGGCGCCACCGCCGACGAGGTGAAGCGCTGCTCCTCCTCGTTCGGCCGGTACGTCAGGGAGGACTACGTGGCTGAGCGGGGTGTCGAGCCCGGCAAGCGCTTCGACGAGACCTCCTCTGGTCAGGTCCGCGAGGTGTACGCCTACACCGAGGCCGACCGGCCGATCTTCGACCGCGCCTGGAGCGAGAGCTACGCGAACGGTTTCCCGGAGAAGAAGGACAAGAAGACCAAGAAGAACAAGGAGAAGAAGTGATGGACCGAGCCTGGAACATGCACTACGAAGGACACACCATCCGCACCTATCTCGACGACAACCACCTCTGGTACGCCGCATCCGACCTCGCCAGGGCTCTGGGGTACCGCGACGGGTTCGCCCTGACCCGAGCCGTGGACGAGGACGACAAGAAGTACCTGAACGTGGAGACCGGGGGAGGACGACAGAGGGGCGCCGTCATCTCCGACATCGGTCTCATCGTGTTCGCCGCACGGTCCCCCAAGCCCTTCAGCCGCAAGCTCCTCCAGTGGGTTCTGGACGAACTCACGTCGTACTAGGAATGAGGAGAAACCGATGACCATCGACGAGCTGATCGAGAGGCTGGAGCAGCTGCGCGACACGGAGGGCGGCGACACCCGCGTCCTCGTCGACGGCTACGAGTACGGGTACGACAACATCGCCCACATCGACGCCCTCGACGTCTACGACCGGCGCGCCGAAGGTGACGTGGAAGATTGGTGGGTGGGGCGCTACGACGACGACCTCGTCGTTGTGGGCCTCAAGAACCCCACCCCGCTCCGCGCACTGATCCTGCGCCGGTGACCCGAAGGGCCCCGGCGCCGCTAGACTGACGGCGCCGGGGCCCCGTCGTCCCCGCGCAAGAGAGGAAGAGGAAGAGAGACATGGCCTTCTTCGAGGAGGTACTGCCCGACACGCCCGGCTGGGTGCCCATCATCACCAAGGACCCCTTCGGGCGCCTCACCGTCTTCAAGTGGTTCTCCTGGCCCGACGAGAAGGCCGCCATGGGGCGCTACGTCGAGGCTCACGGCGCAGGCGACGTCTACTTCAAGCCCATGACGTTCACCCAGCCGCCCTCCCTGACCGACCCCCGCCACGCCACCAAGGCCAATGTGCTGCGCTGCGACGTCGTCTACTGCGACGGCGACGACATGGACCCCTCCAAGCTCGCCATCCTCCCCACCACGTTCGTGCGCACCTCGCCGGGCCACTGGCACGGCTACTGGCGCTTCCTCGACGCCGGGGACCTGTCGAACAACGACCTGGAGGACCTGTCGCACGGGCTGTACAACGCCCACGCCAGCGACGGCATGGACCGCGGCTGGCCCCTGGCCAAGATGCTGCGCGTCCCCTGGTCCTACAACACGAAGCCCGAATACGGCGCGCCGTTCCGCGTCACCCAGTACGACAAGGAGACCGTCAGGAGAAGAGGGGCGGGCGGTGTCGACCTGGTCGAGATCCAGCGCGAGGGCGAAGCCGTCACCGTCGCCGAGTTCGCCGCCCACTACCCACCGGCCGAACCCCTGGCCCAGGAGGACCTCGACTCCAAGGTCCCCCAGGAGCAGGACCCCAACGAGATCTACCGCCTCCTCGCCCTCGTCAACAACTCCGTCGCCAACGACCTGTTCATGATTCGCCCCGAGATCGGCGACGACTGGTCCGCCCGCATGTACCACCTCCAGTGCATCCTCATGGAGGCCGGGTTCGACGCCCGCTCCTGCTACCTCGTCCTGCACGAGGCCGCCTGCAACAAGTACCGGCGCGACAACCGCCCCGACATCGACCTGTGGGTGCAGGTGCAGCGCGACGCCGCAAGGTGGAGGCAGTACCATGACGGCGAGGACTTCATCATGGACGACGACGCCGACATCCTGCGCGTCCTCGGGCTCACGCCCCTGGAGGGCGTCAACCGGTTCGGCGACGAATCCTCCCCCGAAGCGCTCGTCGACCGCCTGCCGTCCGTGCTCGACGCCGACGCCAACGGCCTGTACTGGACGCGCGTGCAGTTCCTCCACCCCGAGGAGCAGCCCATCAACGACACGTTCATCGACGCCTTCACCTCCTGGGTCGGCCACAAGTCTCCGCAGGCCCCCTGGGAGTTCTCCGTGGCCGGGGGCCTGGCCATGCTCTCCGCGCTCCTGTCGCGCTACGCCAAGCTCCCGCTCACGTTCACCGACATGGGCCTCAACCTGTACTGGCTGGTTCTGGGACGCACCACGCAGTCCCGCAAGAGCACCGCCCTGCGCCTGGCCCGCGGGGTGCTGGGCGACGTCGCCGAAGAGTGCGGTGTCGACAGCAGCGGCTACGAGGCCCCCGAGGACGCCACCGCCGAAGCCCTCCAGGAATGGCTGGGCGACCTGCCCCGCCTGTCCACGCTGCTCAGCGTCGACGAGGTCCAGGACACCTTCGCCGCCGCCTCCCGCAAGGGCTCCTACATGGCGGGGTTCATCCCCATGCTCACCAAGATCTACGACGGCAGGGTTCCCGCGATCCTGCGCAAGACCGGGGGCCTGGCCCGCAAGGGCGGTGTCGACCACCAGATGTCGTTCTACGGAACCGGCATCTTCGACCTCACCGCACGCTACCTGACCATGGAGCGCATCATCTCCGGCTTCGTGCCCCGGTGCCTGGTCGTCGTCGACTCCCGCGAGGGCTTCGAACCAGGCGCCAACGACGTGGAGTGGCGTACGGGCGAGCGGGCCCGTGTCGATCAGGTGCGCGACATGCTCATCCACCACCTGACCTCCGTGGTCAAGCACTGGGACAAGGGCTTCCAGGCCGCCGTCCCGGTGTCGGGCCCCTTCGACGACCTGCGCGTGCCTCTCAAGTGCGAGCAGGACGCCCTGGAGAGGTGGAAGTGCTTCGCCTACGACGTCACGTTCCTGGCCGCCAACCACCCGCTCAACGCGGTGGCCCTGTTCCCCACCTGCGAGCGGCTGTCGTTCTCCGCCCTGCGGGTGGCGGCCCTGCTGGCCATGACGGAGATGAAGGACACCATCGAGCTGCGTCACGTCGTCAAGGCGATCGACCTGGCGGGAACGTGGGCCAGATGCGCCGAGGCTCTAGTGAACCAGGTCGACTCCAACGGGTTCAGCCGCATGGTGTCCGACGTCGAGCAGTGGGTCGCCTCCCAGCCGGGCCACCATGTGTCGTACGCCGCCCTGGTCACCAAGTTCCAGAACAAGTTCGACGGGCCTGAGCAGATCACTCGGATCCTCATGCACTGCCAGAAGAAGGGGACGCTCAAGGACGTCCTGCCCAACCCCGAGCGCCCGGGCGACCGTGAGGTCATCTACACCGCCCGGGCCACGACCAACGCATAACCATCAACCGAGAAGAGAGAACCATGACAACCCGAACCACCTACTCACCGCACCCTCTCCTGGGGGCGCTGCTCGCTCACACGTTCGGCGACTGGCGCCTGGCGAGCCTCGACCCTGTCGGCTGGACCGTCAAGAACGGTGCTGTGTTCAACATCGAGTGCCTTTACTGCAAGCGGCGCAGCCAGGGGTCCGCCGAGGGCCTGCTCAGGGGAGCCCGCTGCGGGTGCCCCGGAAGCGTGCGCCGCAGTGTTATCGCCAACGGCGATGAGGACGCCGCCGCCACCCTGCGCAGGCGTGTGTACGGGCGCGTGCGCGACTGGAAGCTCCAGGGCGGCCATGCCTGGAACTCCAACAGCGACGCCGTCGACTGGGTCCTGAAGAACATGAACCTTCCGCCGCTGGAGGAGTTCAGCCAGTGGCTCTTCAGTCGTCCCGACGCCAACAGGCAGTGGGCCCCCGACAATATCGAGCTGCTGCCCAAGACCCTGGTTCGCAAGAACTGCGGGCGTGCTCGTATCGCCGCCATGGAGAGGGCGATGGAGGAGCAGATCGCCAAGAGGATGAAGCAGGAGGCCGACGGTGAGTGACTTCTGGGCCGCCAAGCCCGTGTTCCTGGTGCCCGACCCCCGCGACTTGACGGAAGAGCAGGTGGGGGTGCTGTGCGACATCAAGGCGGCGATCGGCAAGTCGATCGACCTGGCCGGACCCGACTGGCCCCTGGACCCCCGACGCCCGGCCATCGGCCTGTTCGGTGTCGAGGGCCCGTGGACGGCGCCCGCCGACGGCGGCTTCGACGAGATCTGGCCGCTCGTCCTCCAGGGCCGTTGGACGGTGACCGCCTCGGAGAAGGGCGGGGCGCCGTGGCGAGGGCTCGATATCCTGTGGATCGACATCGAGACCTACTCGCCCGTCGACCTGGCAAAAGCCGGGGTGTATAAGTATACGGAGCACCCGGACTGGCGGATCCTCATGTGCTCCTGGGCCCTTAACAACGGCGAGGTACAGCGGGCCGAAGGGCATGAGGAGATCCGGGCGATCCCCGGCCTGTTCGACAGGAAGGTCCTCAAGATCGCTCACAACGCCTCCTTCGAGCGCGTCAACCTGTCGAGGCTCAAAAGGCGGGGGTTCCTGCCGCCCGAGCAGTTCTTCGACACCGCCGCCCTGGCTCGCACGTGGGGGTTGCCCGCCTCCCTGAAGGACTTCGCCCTGGCGCTGGGTGCCGAGGAGAAGGACGAGGCTGGAACCCGGCTCATCAACCTGTTCTCCAAGCCGAACCGGCGGGGTGAACGAGTGAACCCCGCTGAGCGGCCCGATGACTGGGCGGCGTTCGGCGCCTACTGCGACCAGGACGTGGAGACCATGCGTCAGGCCGCCAGATTGCTCGGACGCGGCTTCCCCCGCGGTGAGCGCGCCGTCTACGAGGTGGACCAGCGGATCAACGACCGGGGCGTTCGTGTCGACATTGCGCTGGCCGAGGCCGCCGAGCGCTGCTTCAAGGACAACCGGGCCGAGGCGCTGAAGGAGATCGCCAAGATCGCCGGTGTCGACAACGGCAACTCAGTGGCCCAGCTGAGGGCGTGGCTGAAGGAGCGGGGTGTCGACACGGAGGACCTGCGCAAGGACACGGTCAAGGAACTGCTGGAGGGGGAGATCCCCGACGACGTCCGTCGGGTGCTCACGCTGCGTCAGGAGTGCGCGGTGTCGGCCGCGGCCAAGTTCACCGCCGCCATCCGGGCCACGAACGACGACGGGCGCCTGCGGGGCACGATGCAGTACTTCGGCGCGTCGACGGGCCGGTTCGCCGGTCGGCTCATCCAGTTTCAGAACCTCGCCCGTGACGGCTTCAAGACCCCGGACGGGGGGTACGACACCCGAGCCGAGGAGGCCGCAGTCGGGCGCCTGCTGGAAGGCGGTTCGGTCCCCTCCCCGGAGCTGAAGAAGCTGATCCGCCCGCTGCTCATAGGGCCGTTCGTCGTGTGCGACTACTCGTCGATCGAGGCCAGGGTCATGGCGTGGCTCACGGGTGAGCAGTGGATGATCGACGCCTTCCGCAATGACGAGGATATCTACGTCGCCACCGCTGCCAAGCTCGGCGGACCCGAGAAGGGTTTTGACCGGCAGCACGGGAAGGTCGCTAGTTTGGCCCTCCAGTACCGAGGGGGAATCGGGGCCATGCTCGCCATGGGCGGCCGGAATATCCTCCCCAAGAATACACCTGAAAATATTCTTCGCAAGCGACTGCAAGAGATCGTGAACATCTGGAGGGCCCAGTCCCCCGCCGTTCGCCGCTTCTGGTCGCAGCTGGAACGCATCATCAACACCGGCGGGGCCGTCGACACCGGCCTGGTCAGCGTCGAGGTCAAGGGGCAGGACCGCTACGTGTGGCTCCCCTCCAGGAGGCCCATCGTCTACCGGGGCCTCACCCGACGGTGGAAGCAGCCCCTCGACGTCGACGGCACCCCGCTCGGCCCCGCCCGCCTCGTACCCCACGTCCTCAACACGGGGGGCGACAGGGCCCGGGTCCCCTACAAGCCCCTGCACGGCGGCATCATCACCGAGAACATCGTGCAAGCGGTAGCGAGGGACATCCTCGTCCAAGCGCTTCGCGCTTTGGAAGAAGCCGGGTGGCCCGTCGTCACCCACATCCACGACGAGGTCGTCTGCGAAATCCCTGAGAATAGGCGAGG